CTAACTCCTGCAAAAGCAGGTAAGAAATATCACATGTCAGGTGCTATGAAAGTAAACTACAAGTATGACCATCAGGTTTATGCTACACAAAAAGAGGGAACATCAGAAAAAACAGGCAAAGAATATAAATTCATTAGCTTGGCTATGATGGAAAATAATGATATAAAGAAAGCAGAAGGGAATGATACTCCCTTCTAGTTTTTCATATTTTGCTCATTTGAAACGAAGTCATAATCGTTTCTCCAATGTAGGTAGATTGTACATACCCCTTCAGTCTACCTACTCACAAACAACTAGGAGATTACAGAATGGATAGAACACAAGGTGTTGGTGGTAGTGATGCCAAAAGAATCATTGATGGTGATTGGCACACTCTCTGGCTCGAAAAAACAAAAAGAGTAGAGCAGGTTGATTTGTCAGATGTATTGCCTGTGCAAATGGGTATCATTACAGAAAAACTCAATCTTGATTGGTTAGAAAAAAGACTTGTAGAAAACAATCACAAGCATACAGAAATCAAAAGAGATATTACTTTAGAACAAAAAGACTTTATGATGTCTCATTTAGATGGACACATTGTAGAGCCTAATATCATTGTAGAAGCAAAACATACTTATGCAATGAACACATTGGAAAATGTAGCTCAATTTTATTATTGTCAATTGCAACATTACATGATGCACTCAGGTGCTAATGAAACATATTTAACAGTATTTTTTGGTAACAATCAGCATGATTGGACATCTATTGAATCTGACCCTGAGTTTCAAAAGACACTTTACAAAGCTGAGATGGCATTTTGGAAATTTGTTGAAGAAGATAAAGAGCCTACAGACTTTATACAACCTATAGAACAACCTAAAGAAATCAAATTAGATGGCATGAGAACTTTGGATATGAAAGACAATAAGGAAATGAATATCTTGATTGATTCATTAAAAGAAGTTAAACCTTATGTAACTATGCAAAAACAAATTGTAAACGATATAAAATCTTTAGTTCCTGATGATTGCAGGAAAGCATTAGGCAATGGCATAACATTATCAAGAAGCAAAAAAGGAACATTAACACTTAGAGAAAATGCTAGTGAGTAGTTATTCTCCAATCCCTAATAGATTTTTTAAGGAGAACTGCCAACCTGATTATGATACTAACCCTATCTATGGGTTGGTACATAGAGCAGTAGACTTGCAAGTACATAAAAATTTTTTACAAGAAATTGCTGTAAAAAAAATACCTGTACAAGCAAAAGTCAATTCAGGCAAAGAAGGTATAAGAGAAGTTGGTGCTTGGAGAATACCTATTGAATCAGGTATTGGTAAGGTTCTTAATTTTATTATTTTAGATTTGAATGAGATTTATAACTACAAAATATCCTGTATACAAGACATTCAATATTTAGAATATCAAGTTGGAGATTATTATAATTGGCATACTGACATTTCAGATGGTCTAGGTTCATTGAGAAAGATAAGTATATCATTTGTTTTAAACGATGACTTTGAAGGTGGAGAGTTGGAGTTTTTTCATGGTGGTGAAAAAATAATTATAGATACAAAAATAGATTCATTGATTGCATTCACAAGCTTTATAAATCATCGAGTTAAGAAAGTAACTAAAGGTGTTCGTAAAGCATTAGTTGTATGGGTCAATGGAGAATCATGGAGATGAAAATTATGAATGAAGAAGTAAAGAAGTGGACAATATCAGCACAAGAAGTTTTAGGTAGAATGACTGAAACAAAAGATAGATTGGTCAAAGACCTTAATCAAAATCAAAAATTGTGGAATGACTTGTTACATGAGAAAGAATGGAATGAAGAAACATTAGAACTCAGTTGTCAGTATATCAAAGCTATAAATAGCCTAATTGACACAATAAATAAGGTAAATAACATCAAATTAGCCCCTGAAGAAGAAAAAAAGTGAAAAAGAAGTGCATTTAGGTATTGTTTTTCACTATCAGTACTATATACTAAAGGTATAAGTTAATTAAGACTTATATAAAAAAGGAGAAAAATTATGAAAAACCATTATGAAATGATGAAAACATTACCAAAAACTGAGATTGGAATTGATGTTATCTTCGGTGATGATTATGACAAGTTGAGTGATACATTCCATTACAGAACACCTCATATCGACATCTATGATTATGAAGGTCAATCTGTTTTAGGATTATCTACAGAATCAGGAAACATGGAAAGTTTTGTTTATTCAAATGAAAGAATTGTTGATATCAAAGATGAGCTTAAAGTATGGGCTAAAAAATTTGGCAAGGAATGGGTTTGTCGTTATGAAGGAACTTATGTTCTTTTAGACCAATAAACAAATGGTGTGGGTATCACCTAAACTACCCAAAATTAACTAAGGAGAAAATTATGACATTAACATATAGAAAAATAGAAACTAAAGTCAAACATAAAGGTGTGACTTACATAATAAAAGCTAAGACTACTAAAGATACTTGGGTTAAAAAATTTCCCAAAGAAAATGCAGGTAGACATTCGATGAGAAAAAATAACAAGGGTCTTTGGTTGAAGGTGGTAGATATACCTGAATCACAATGGACTTATAATGTTGCAAAAGTAATGAGCACATCACCTTTTCGTATGACTTACGAACTTGTTAGGTTCATGAAATCCCCTGAAAAAGCTAAAGAGTGGATTAAAAACAGGTAAAAAAATAAATCGTGGGAATTAGTTTTATGATAGAATTGATTCCCACACAAAATCAAATAAGGAGAAATAAAATGATAGACAATGTGAAAATAATAAATTACTTACAAGATAGAATCCAAGCTTACAAATCAGGTGGTTCTAAAATTACAGCTAAAGACCATGAATCAGATATCAATACTCTGAATTGGTACAAGCAACACTTAGGTAAAACGAATTCTGAGCAATGGGTTGCTTAGAATAAACACGAGATGTTAATACAGGTGGGTCGTGACATTCCCATCTGTTAAGCATAGGAAACTAGAATGGCAGACAACGTAAACCATCCAAAGCATTACACACAAGGTAAGATTGAAGTTATAGATTTTATCTTAGACCAAAAGCTAGGCTATCTTGAATCTAATATCTTAAAATATATTTGCAGGTATAAATATAAGAATGGTTCTGAAGATTTAAAGAAGGCTCAATGGTACATAAATAAATTAATACAGGAGACTGAGAATGAAGGACAAGATAATTGAGATATATGATGACAACAAAGACCTTATTAAGTCTGTGGCATTTGTATCCATAATATGTATATTTTGGGAAATCGTGCTATAATTAGTTGTATTTCTCCAAATATAGGGAGCTAGAATAACCCATTTTAGCTCCTTTTTTATATCTGGGTTAGTTTGGTATCACCCAAAAATTAAAGCCGATTACAGGGATTCTGTGCAGGAAAATGATATGCCATACAAAGATACATTGTTTGCATTCCATCCTAAATCGTTTGCATCCATTCTCATAACTGCTTTTGTGTTTGAGTAAGTAATAACATCATCATCTGACAAAGCTGTCTTGAGTGGTGGCTCGATTTGTAATGTAGCATTCCCTGAACCATCTGATGTAATGTCAGCTACAATCATGTGAAGTTTAGAAGATGCACCTGAGCCAAATTGTACATAATCTCCTTTTTTAAATTCTGTAGAACTTGCAGTACAACCATCGACTACAACATCGAATGCACCTATAGAATGGTCTCCATTGACCGATATTACTGTACTAGCAGAGCCTTGTATGGTTTTACCATCAGGGTCTCCTAATAAAAATGTTCCGAATCTTCCATTGAGTTGCATCAAAAATGATTGCCATGCTCCTGCATCTGCTCTTTTCATTGGTGGTAAGGTAACTGTTGTTTGCCATACTGAGCCTGTGTACTTTGCTACTTGTTGTGCATAAGTAAAAGGTGATTGACTAACTGCAACAGTTCTTAAAATTCTCCACTCACTTGTAACAAAGTTACTTGGTGATGTTGGCATGGTTAATGGGTAACTAGCTTCTGCCATAATTATGCTCCAAATGTCCTAGCAAATGCACCACCTCTAGCTCGTGTTTCTGCAACTGCATTTATTGTTTCTTGTTTTATTGCAGGTAGTAAGTTCATTACTTCAGCTCGAACAGTCGGTACAACACCTGTAGAGAAGCTAATATTTTGAACCACATTTATTCCCCCACCTAGTTCGTTATTAGGAACTATATTACCTGCTGTTCTTGGCACAAACATTTCTGCACCTCTTTCTCCAACCATGTATGGTTTGTTTGGTGGAGTGTAACCACCATTTGCAAAACCTAAAAATTTTGTAATATCACCAAAAATACTTGATGGTTGAGTATAATCTCTTGATGTTATATTCAATCCTGCCATTGTGCTTGTTGTATCAGTATATGATTTGCCCCCACCCAAAATTCCACCAACGACTGCACTTGTAACTTGTCCACCAATTCCATTTCCACCACCTTGTCCACCTAATGCTGTTGGTAGTGATGTTTGTAACCCTGTTATTGATGTTCTTAAGGATTTGATTAATGGGTCTATAATTAAAATCTGTGCAATAGTAGCAACGATTTGTGACAATAAACTTCTAAATACTTCTTTCATAGCATCACCAAACTTTTCACCACTAGTTACAGATTTACCAAATGCTTTTGATATTTCTTCACCTGCATCTTGGAATGATTCATTAACTTCATTTGTTATAGCTTTAAGTTCTTGTTCTGTGATGATTAACCCTTTATTTGCTTCTGCTGTTTGCTTTATTTGTTTTTGTTGTTTTTGTAATACTTTTAAATTATCTAAAAATTGCTTTGAAGATATGCCTGTATTTTTAGCCAAGTCTTTTGTCTCATCACTTAACAGTCCAATTTTTTTGCTAAGAAGGAATAAGTTGCTATAACCTCATCACCAAAGACTGCTAATAAACTTAACGAACCTAATAATGCACCTGATACTGTTCCCAAACTTTTAAAGAATCCAAGAACAACTTTACCTGCTGAAGATAATAAAAACACACCTAAAACTTGCAATGCTGTCGTAATTCCATCAATATTTTTTGCTAAGAAAGATACTGCATCAGCTAAAGATTCACCTATTGCCTTCCCATATGCTTCTATTTGGTCTTTGCTTTTTTCTAATGCTTGATTCAAGTTTCCAAATTCTTTTTTGATAGCAACCATAAATTCATCAGCTATAGCTTTTCTAAATGAGAAAAGTTTATCTTCTAGCATAGATAATGTACCTGTTAAAGTCTGTGCTAAATCTTTTGTTACATTTCCGAACTCTCCACCTTGACCAAATTTTTCTTTAAACATCTCTACAGTTTCAGCAACCGATACTTCTGCACCTGCTTGGAAACCGAGCATTGACCTTACACCTCTTTCTCTAAAGACATCTGCTGATGCAATACCACCTGCAAATGACCTTTGAATTTGTTCTGCTGTTTGTGTAAATGATAATCCTGTAGCACCTGCTACATTACCTGTTATCTCTAATACTTCTGCTAGTTCGTTTGCATCTTTTGATACGACTGCAAGATTACCTGATGCTTGTTGTATGTCTGCTAGACTGAATGGCACTTTACCTGCAAACTTGACCATTACATCGAATGCTCTAGCACCTTCTTCTGCTGTACCAAATAATGCTTTTAATCTTACTTGTAAATCTTCTATTTGCCTTCCGACATCTACGACTTGTTTTATTTGATATGCACCGAAAGCACCTGCTAATAAAGTTCCAAAAGTTAAAACCCTTTTGCCAACTCTATCCATCATGTTGCCAAACCTTTGCATGTCATTAGACATACCTTTGGATGACCTTTTTACTTGATTGTTTGCTTTATCAAGACCTCGTTTCAGGTCGGATAAATCAGCTTCAATTTTGACTAATAACTTATCTAATTCCATGTTTAGTTGTCAGGGTACATTTCCTTTAATCGTTCCAAATCAGATTTGTCCATAGGCTCTGATTTGTTACCAT